TGAGACACCAGCGCAGCAAAAAGAAGAAGAAGTTCCAGTAGAGTCATTTATAAATATTATCAATAAATTTTAAAAGAATTAAAATGAGCGACATTAAATCATTTGAAGCTGCTCTTGAAGCCAAAATGGCTGAGCAGAAAGCTGAAGTAGCTCTCGCAACAGAGAAAGCTGCTAAAGCATTTGAAAGCAAGGTTGAGGCTATCAACGAGCAACTTGCTAAAAACAACAAAAGCGTAGCTGAAGCAAGAGAAGAAGTTCTTGCTGCTAAAGCTGCTCTTGGTAAAATTGGTGCTGCTGAAACTAAAAAAGTTGCACAATCTTACAACGAACACATTAACGAGATCAAATCTGCAATCGGTGAAGCTATCGTAAAAGGTTACGATTCTATCAAAGAAGCAGTTAGATCAAACGGTAAAGGTTTCAATTTCGAATTGGATCTTAAAACAGTTGGCGTAATGACTGAAGCGGCTAATCTTACTGGTAACCCTTATGTTTCTTATATCAACTCTCCTGCACTTCGTGCATTTGTAAACCCACACCTTCGTTCTATTTTCAACATCATTCCAGTTTCAACTGGTTCTGTAAGTTTTCCAAGAGGAAACTCTCCAGTTGGTGAAGGTTCTTTCGGTAAGCAAACTGAAGGTTCTGCTAAAGCACAATTGGATTACGATGTAACAGTAGTAAACAAGGTGTTGCAATTCATCGCTGGTTATGTAAAGGTATCTCGCCAAATGGTTGATGATCTTCCTTTCTTGAATAGCTATTTGCAGCAATCTTTGATTGAAGATTTCCAAAGAGCTGAAGATACATATTACTTGAATGATTTGGCATCTAGCGCAACTGCTGGTTCTTCTAGTGGTGCTAACACTGCCGAGAAATTCGTAGATTATGTAGCTCAATTGGGTGCTTCTAACTGGCAAGCAAACTTGATCCTTACCACATTTGCTGGTTGGGCTAACGTTTTGAAAACTGTTCCTTCTGGTGGTTCTTACTCTGTACCTGGTGGTATCACAATTGATAACCAAGGTAACATCAGAATGATGGGTATTCCAGTTATTCCTCATAGCTTGGTTACTGCGTCTAAGGCTTATGTTCTTGACACAACTAAGTTCTCTATTGCTCAACAAAGCGGACTTGCAGTTCGTTCAACTGAATTCGATCAAGATGATTTCGTAAAGAACTTGATCACTTTCCGTTGCGAAGCTCGTTGCGATTTGATGCAGTTTCAACCATCGGCCTGCATTTATGGTGCAATCTAAGGTTGATTAATCTTAAATATTGGGAGTCCCGTAAGACTCCCTTTTTTTTACTATGCCATACTCATATCACTATTTCAAAGACAACTTCAAAAGTCATTTACAAAAGAATTTTGCATCTAATATTAAGATATTAGATGTAGGCCCAGGATCAGGCAGCTATTTTGATCTTCTTTGCAACGATTTTACAAATATTGATGCAGTTGAGGCATTTGAGCCTTATATATATCAATTCAATTTACGAGATAAATACAAAAATGTTTACGTTCAAGATATTCTTGAATTTAATTATAATGATTACCAATATATTATATTAGGTGATGTAATTGAACATCTCAGTATAAGAGATGCTCAAAATTTACTCGCTAACATTTTTATGAAAGGTATATATTGCATGGTAGCAGTTCCATATTTATTGGAACAAGATGCGGTTGGAGGTAATGTTTATGAGATACATAAACAACCAGATTTAACACCAATGAATTTTAGAGATAGGTTTCCAATGATGGAAACTTTTAGATATAACGGCCAATACGGAATGTACTTTAATTATCAATACTTATGAATATAGTTTGCTCAATACATCTTTATCCACCAGAACATAATTGTGGTGCTGAATGGATGTTACATCATATCAATAAATACTTAATTAGTAAAGGTCATAATATTAGAGTGCTTTTACATCAAGCAAATCAATATAAGATTAAAAATAATTATGTATTTGACGGAGTTGATGTTTTCCCTCCAAACGATAATGTAGTTGATAATTTGATGCGGTGGGGAGATGCAATTATTACACATTTAGATTATACAAGATGGACAATAAGTGCAGCTAAACTTTATAAAAAACCAGTCTTTCATCTTATTCATAATAGTCATTTATATCCTGAAATTGTAGATGCAACTGCCAATCAACACGTTGTGTATAACTCTTTTTGGCTAAAAGATAAATTGCAATATAAATGGGATAACTTTATATTGACGCCTCCTGTTGACTATCGGTATTATGATTTGAAGATTGATCCGTCAAAAAGTGAATACATAACACTGATAAACACCAACGAGAACAAAGGCGGTAAGATATTTGAACAAATTGCTCGTGCATTGCCAAATAAGCGGTTTTTAGGCGTTTTAGGGAGCTATGATCCTCAAATTGATGGAAACCTTCCAAATTTAAAAATAGTGCCTAATTCGCCCGATATTGCGCAATATTACAAGCAAACTAGGATATTACTAATGCCAAGTGAATATGAGAGTTGGGGCAGAACGGCTACGGAGGCTTATTGCTCTGGAATTCCAGTTATAAGTTCAATGGCCGAAGGACTTGTCGAGAATTGTGGAAAGGCTGGCATTTACATAAAAGATAGGAATGATATTAAAAGCTGGGTTAAAGCAATTACTGAACTGGATGATGCCAAAAAATATAGTGAGGCATCCAAAAAAGCAAAAGAGAGATCAAGAGAGCATGATCCGAGAGAAGCGCTTGATCAATTTGAGACCTGGTTCAGAGAAATGGTTAATAAATATTAGTAAGTATGGCAATATATATAAACGGAACAACGATCTTAGCTGATGGGGTTGTTGAGCCAGTTAGCTTAACGGATGCAAAGAATTGGATGCGAATTGATTATACATCAGACGACACTTTAATACAATCACTGATAAATGGTTCAAGAATACATATTGAAAAACTAACTGGAGTAGCTTTTGTTAATAAGCTGCTTAAAACTTATATTCAATTAACTGGTTTTGAGCCGAGCGTATGGATGGTAGATTTGCCTTATGGACCAGTAATTTGTATAGATAGCGTGAGAATTAAGACGGGCATAAATAGTTGGGAGACATTAACAAAGAATGAAGATTATGAGGTGATTGCTGGCAAACTTTGGCTATATACTCAAGGCAATTATGAGATTCAATACCAAAGCGGTTATAGCTCAGTTCCAGAGGACATTGCAAATGATATTATGGCACTTGTGGCTTGGCAGTATGAGAATAGAGGCAAGAAGATGAATGCTGATCCTCAAGCACTTATAAGCCAATATCCTAATTGGAATGGTCTTAATTATCATCAATATAAAAAGGTTGTTATATAATGGCTGACGGAATATTTTTTCAAAATCAGAATAAAATATTTAATAAGCTAAAAGCTGACTTAAATAAATATTCAGAAGATTTGGTAAAACAAATTGATGCTGAAATATTTGCTTCTGCTGAAGAAATGGCTACAAGAGCCAAACAAAAAGCACCAGTTGATACTGGAAGATTAAGAACAAGTATAAAAGTTGAAAAAGACCCAAATAGTAAATTAGCTTATGATTTAGTTGCTAATGTAAGATATGCAGCATATGTTGAATTCGGTACTGGTCCAGAAGCTAAAGAATATACTGCAACCCTTGATTCAGAATGGAAAGAATATGCAGAATCATTTAAAACAAATAGACCTGGTGGACATACTCCAGCACAACCATTTTTTTATCCATCTGTAAGAGAAGTTTTTCCGCAAATGGTTAAGAGAATAGAAGATTTAATTAAAGGATAATGAAAGATTGCTCAAATAATGTAAGAACGATTTATGTAAATGCTTTAAATGGCAATATTTCATATAATGGTAAGGATGTACCAATATATGGACAAGACCCTTATAGAACATTGCCTAAAAATTATGTGATTATATCATCCATAACCGAACAAGCAAATAATACCAATAATACATTTCAAAATATAGTACAAGTAGATATAGACATTTTTAGCGAGCAATATAGAATTAACGATTTGTCAATAGTTGATAATATTGCTGGGCAAATTTTGAATATTTTGATCCCAGATAGCCAAATAGATGGATTTAGTGATTCAGATTTTATGGTATATCCTATGGCACGAATAAATTCTTTATATTTACCTTTGCGTAATGGGGACAACTATGTTGCCCGTAAAATAATAACAATAAACAATTTAGTAAACCAAAAATAAAACAACAATGGCACAAGTACAAGGTTCATTGCAAAACATCGAGATTGACGTAGCTGGTGGAACGTCATATTTAAACCTCGTATGTTTGCGCACATCTTCTGTTAATTCAACAGTAGATTCTACCACCGATCAAACAAATTGTGGAGTTCTTACTGCGGTAGGTGAGCCACAAATGAGTTTGGATTTTGATGCAATTTGCGAAACCGCACCTTCTGTATCACAAGTTTCTTATAGCTCATTGCTTACAGCATTTGCTAACAAAACACTTGTATCAGTAAGAGTTCAAAACCCAGTTGTAACTGGATCAAGCGCAGGTGCTGCTTATTATCATCAATTCAAAGGATATATTACTTCTTTGACTTTGAATCAAGCAACAACTGAATTTGTAAACTTTTCTGGAACAATAGCATCTACTGGTGCAATTGACGTAACTGCATAATTATGAATTATACTACTTTAACTATTGATGACAAGAAAATTGGCATCAAATTTGGTATGGCTAGCTTTCGCTATCTATCCGAAAAATTTTCAACTGGAATTGGATTTGAGAATAACGAATTAAACGAGATTGGAATAGCTCATATTTTATATAGTGGCTATTATAATAATTGTTTAATTAAAGAAGTTGTTCCAGAATATAATTTAGAATTTTTTGTAGATACAATTGAAAATAATTTAAAGAATGAAAGTTTTTTAACACAAATACAAGAAATTATTAAATTATGGGCTGAAAATGAGTTCATAAAAGAAACTCAAAAAGGAGAGCAGCCAAAAAAAAAGAGTACTCGTGGCAAGAAATAGAAGAGTTTGCTTTTGGTGAACTAAAATTATTGCCTGATCAGTTTTATAATATAAGTCCAAAGCATTTTTCTTTAATGCTTAATGGGCATAATGAATCTAAAGTTGATCAGTATAAGTTAGTTAGACTTTTAATGTTTACAATGGTGCGGTTGATGGGTGATCCAAAAACTGCACCAAAAACACCAGAGCAATTATGGGAGTTACCAGGTGATGAGGAAATTTCTAAAATTGACGAGGAAGAATATAAGGAAATATTTAAAAGATTGGCAAAATGAGCAATGGTACAAACGCTGAATTACAAATAGCCTTAAAGGCCAATGCCGATCAATTATTAGCAGCTATTAACAAAGCTGCTGGTAAAATAGATGAATTAGGTGCAAAAATAAAATCTTTACCAAGCGGTGATAAACAACTTAATAAATTATCAAGAGAATTAGCAAGAACAAGTGTTACACAACAAAATTTAATTAAATCTTTTGATAAGTTAGGAACAGAATCAGAAGGAACTGCACCTAAAATTAAAAAAACTGAAGATGCAACAAAAAATGCTAGAACTGCATTAACAAGTTTATCATTAACATTACAAGATTTACCATTTGGATTTATTGGTATTCAAAATAACCTTCCAGGTGTAATACAAGGATTTGGAAATTTATCAACTAAAACAGAAGGTTTAAAAGGTGTTACGGCAGCATTAATTACTCAATTAAAAGGACCTGCTGGTGTATTTTTAGCATTTAGTGCAGTTACAACGGTAGTAACTTTTTTAGTTCAAAAATATGGAAGTTTAGGAGGTGCAATAGATGCACTTATTGGAAAACAAAATAGTTTAACATCACAAATAAGTAAGTTTAATGATGAATATGACAAATCCATAATTAAACAACAATTAATAAGTCAGGTTACAAACGATGCAACTGCATCACAATCTGGACAAATTGCAGTTATACAAAATCTAACTAAAAAAGCAACTGATTTAACTTTATCTCAAGAGCAACAAAAAAATGCACTTGAACAATTACAACAAATAAGTGGAGATTATTATGGAGATTTAAAAACTGGTGCTAGCAATATTGATTTAATTAGGCAAGCAACAGAAAAATATTTAAAAGTAATTATTGCTCAAGCTAGAATTAGGAAGTATAGTGATGAAATTGATGCTTTACAAGAGCAAATTTACGAAAGCGAAAGATTACAAAAAGAACAAGATTTATTAATAAAATCTGACATTAAAAGAAATAATCAGATTAAGAATTTTGTTGGAACATCTGATAACATTTCTGCATCTATTGTTAATCAAATAAATATACAAGATAAGAATAGAAAAGTAATTGAAGATTTAGCAGTAAAAACATTTAATTTAAACAATAGAGTTCAAGATTTTAAAGATAAAATAGATCAAGAAACAAATACTTTAGTAGAAAATACTAAAGTTAAAGAAAAAGGTGCTAAAGCTACTAAAGATTTTTTTGCATCATATAGACCTAGTAAAGAATATTTTGATTTCTTTAAAGATTTAAAAAATACATCAATATATGAAGATGGAAAAAAATTCTTTAATGAATTATCAAATTTAGATTTAACAAAAGGAAATGATTCTGTAAAACAATTTAATGAAATACTAAAAGATATACAAGATAGATTTCCTAATAAGTTTTCTGATATTATTGTTTCATCACCACAAGATTTAATACGTGCATTTAGTAAATTAAGGAGTACTTTAGATCAAGAATTAAAATTACTTGAACAAGATATAATTGAAAGTGAAATAAATAAAAGACTTACTGAACAATTTTATTCTGGTTTAGAATTTGCGAAAGATACATTCAAAAGAATTAGAGAAGAGGCTAGAAAAACACAAAAAAGCATTTTAGATCCAATTCCAGCAAGTACTGAAAATATTATAGGATTAGGTCCTGTATCATTAGAAAAGGCTTTAGCACCTTTATTGGATTTGAATAAAAAAATGATGAAAGCAAGAGAAGATTTCTTGCGTAATTTCAAAGATACCACTGCTTTATTAAATGATATATTTTTTAGTCCTTTAGAAGAACAATTTAAAAACCTTATAACAACTGGTAAAATTAATTTACAAGAATTTAGTAGAATAGTTGTTGAAAATATGAAAGCACTTGCTGCAAAAGTATTGGCTACAGGTATCATAACATTATTAGGTATGCTAATCACTGGGGGGTTGTCTGGTACTACACAATTAAAAACTGGATTAACTGGCTTCCAATTATTTGGAAAAGCATTTGCAAGTGCATTAGGATTTGGTGGAACAAGTGGGGCAAACTTTGGTGGTGTTAATCCAGGTGGACTTGCAATGCGTGGTGCAGTTAGTTTAAGTTTAAGAGGATCGGATTTAGTAGGTGCAATAAATAGAACAAATACTAATATTAGTAGAATTGGCTAAACAAGAAAAATATAGGATGGAATTTATTAACCGACAAGGTGATACTTGTCAGGTTCAATTCCATTATGAAGGATGGACTGGTGGAGTAACTTATTTAACCCCAGCAGCTAGACCATTTGTATTATCTGAATTTAATACAGATGAAAACTTATTTAAGGCATATAGGCCACAACAAGCTACAATTAATATCATTGCATCAGATTCATCAGTAACCATTGATAATTTTACAATGGATAATGATGATGATATTCTTGTAATATTTTCATTTGGATCATTTAGTCCATATTGGTATGGATATATTTTACAAGATAATTTTCAAGAAACATGGCTTTCTACAAGTCATATTTTAACTCTTACTGCGACAGAAGGAATAGGACAATTATCAGAAAAGGAGTTTAGTGATGATGGAGATGAGGTTGTAGGAAGAATAACTCCTTGGGATGCAATAGGATTTTGTTTACAAGATACTGTACAAAATTTAATTCAATCAAGAGTTTATAATAGCTTATATCATTCATCAATGGATGATACTAACACAGATATGTGTTTAGATCAATGTTATTTTGATGCAAGAACATTTGCTATTGAACCTAAGCAATATGAAAGCAAATTAGATGTACTTAATAAAATTAATACATCATTTTGCCAAACCATGTTCCAATATAAAGGACAATGGTATTTTTTAAGATTAGAAGATTTATATATACCTACAAATACTGACTTAAGAGGTTTTAGGAATAGCATTTCTGGAAGACATACATCTAATCGTAGATATGATGCAAATATAGGAGTAAATGAAAATATGCAGCCTATAACTCCAGAAATGTTACGATATATTATTCGAAGAACAAAAAAAGATAGAGTAGTTAGAGATTATGAGATGTTTGCTGAATGTGTGCCAAATTCATCATTTACAAGAGGTGCATTGATAAGTGAAAATCCTACATCAAGATTAATAACTCTTGCAAATTGGGATTTTTATTACGGTACATGGTTAAGTCAAAATGTAAATTCTGGTGTATATAATACAGTAGAAACATTTGTTGATACTATTTTAAGCGAACGTTATGCTTATTTTAGATTAAGAAATAGTGAATTTTCATGGATACAATCTGAATATTGTTATATAAGAGCATTTGATACGGTTAAATTAACATTTGATGTTAAGTATAAAGATTTTAATATTTCTACTTACGCAACAAATTATTGGATAAGTAAAAATGTAGTAAGTTTTAAAGATAAAGATATTTTAATTGCATCATTATATTTAGAAACCGCATTTGGTAATTATTGGTTAAATAAAGATGGTAAATGGATATTAAATGATCCATTGGAAGAATATCCAACTGGTCAAATTAGACTTGTAGTTGATCCTGATAAAGATATTTTAGCTACTGAATGGCAAACAATAAGTGTTACTTCAGACCCAATGGTATATGCAGGTAAATTAAAAGTACAATTTTGGGGATTTTTAAGAGATGGTTATTTAGATAATCAATTAGAAATAAAGAACTTTTCATTAGAAACAATTCCTATTTTTAATACTGATGAAAGAAGATCAAATATAACTGGGCATGAGTTTTACTATGAAAAAGCAGATAAGTTAAGAAATGTAAATGAATATGCCATTTATCTTGAGGACAATGTATCTTATAATTTTAAAGGAACATTATTCGAGCCAGATGCAACAACATTAACAAATGCAGAATGGTTTAGATATAGATATAATACAGAAAGTTTTCCATTTATACAAGAAGCATTAATTGCATATTGGGAACATAATAAATTTAATCGCAATAAGATTGATATTAATTGCTATGGATTGAAATTTAATAACAATACAGAGCCAATTGGACTTATTAATACATTTATTTTTGTTGACGATGATCCAGACAAAATATATTATGTATTAAATATGCGTGAGATTGATTTTGATGCAGCAACTTGGTCAGCAACGCTTATTGAGGTTTATGATACTCAAAAAGATCCAGGATCAAATATTACTAAGAATTTTCAAGCGGATGTAACAACTGGATCATATACTTCTACAAATTATGTTCCATGGACGATTGTAAGCCCAGCAGACTTTACATTAGGTGGGACTTCAAATATTACATATAATGCAGCAAATACTATCAATGTAAATATTGCTTGTAATGTATCAGGAGCTATTAATAGTGCTGGTGCTGGAAGTGTAAACTTTGAACTAAGGTTAAATGGAGCTGCAATAAATACACAAACTGTTTATATAAACAATAGTCCAGAATATTTTAATGTAGATTTAAGTACCAATAGTATTACATTGGATAATGGTGATATTTTAACCGTATGGATGGATACTAATATTTATTCAATTGATTTGACTGGAGGTTCAATGAGCTTTAGTTATATAACAAATACTGCTCAAGTTTTTGATACTTATGTAGATAAATATTTAACAAATTAAAATGGCAGAAGTAGTAACGGCACAAGGATTAGTTTTAGCATTCACAAACGCAAGTGGTGGAGTTTATCCTTTTGCTTGTACTAAGGATGCACAAATAAGTATTACTAGGGATTTTTTAGAGTTAGCACCTAGAACAAATGGTATTTTTAGAGAATACTTACAAAATAGAACAAGTTTCACAATTAGTGGTAGCGGTCTAGTTAAAATGGTGCAATCAAATTTGCAACCAATAACTTTTTTTGATAATTTTATTGAGGGTAGTGATCAAGAATTTGTGGGGTATCTGGACATGATTGATGCAAGTGGGAACTACAAAGTTTATCAGTTTGATTGTATTATACAAGATTTATCATTAAACTCAACTACTAGCCAAAATGCTGGCTATTCATTTACTCTACAAGGAACTGGTCCTTTAACTGAGATTACAACCGTAGATAGTTATACTGTATCTAGTGGTTCTATTACTGGCAGAGACCCAGATGATTATAAACTTGTTGCAGTCGGCATAGATGGGATATGGTATTACAACTATTCTGTGACTGGAACTTCGCCAAATTTTGTTATATCAATTGGCACTTCTTATAATGGAAAAGTAGTAAAAGCGGTGTATATCGCATTATAAAAAATGTTGTAATTTTAAGCAAATGGAAGCAAATTTCTGGTTAGTTCTTGGCGTACAAACAATCGCATTTGGATTAGGTGCTATTCGCCTATATACCGACATGAAAATAAAGATCAGAGAACATGATCTTAGGCTAAAAACTTTAGAGAAAAAAGAAGATGAGACTGCTATTCAATTTAAAGAAATAATGCAAGCTCTAAATGAGATTAAGTTAGAATTAAAAGATAAAGCAGATAAGTTATGATAGGTGAATTAAACATGAAACCCATAAAGAAGGGCGATACCTATGTGATCACCTATTCTTTTTATGAAGATGAGTGCGAAGATACTCCACTTGATGTGAGTACTTATTCATTTAAGCTACAAGCCAAAAATACAAGCGGAACGGTGATGATTGAATGGCTTGATGCTAGCTTTGTGCAAATTGACAATCACACTAGAAAAGTAAGTTTAACACCCGTTCAAACGGCAACTTATACGGCTGGTGAATATACATACGAACTTGAAGTAACGATCTCAACTAATAAATATACTTGGATGCAAGGATTCGTTGAAGTTCAAAACCAAGTTACATCATAATGATAGTTATTAAAGTAACATATAGTTCTACTCAGCCTGTCATAAAGGTTACTTACGATGTAACTAATATTACGGTTAGTGGAGGCAATTCAAGCCCCGTTTATGTGAACTTGGATTATAATGCGAGTGGGGCTGCAACCAATTTGACATCAGTTGGCCTTACAATGCCTACGGGTTTTAGCGTTGCAAATAGTCCACTTACGCAAAGTGGAACTCTAGCGGTCACGTATGCAAGTGGTTATAGTTTGCCAGGTGATACGGAGCAGGCGGAATGGGACACTGCATACGATAGGAGCTTGACTGCGGCCAATGTAAGCGGTACGACAACCAAGACACTTACTCTTACAAAGCAAGACGGCTCTACCTTACAAGCATCATGGAGTGATTATGACACCGCACCAGTAACAAGCGTTTTTGGAAGAACGGGCGATGTGGTAGCTACGGAAGGTGATTA